TAACCAGCGTTGAACTCAATCCGCGCTGTGGCATACGGAGCATTGATAGAGATTATCTGACTCACGTCGTCGAACGTGAATGCAGTGCTCTCAGTGCCATCCAGAACGAGCTTGGTGACTTCTGTGACATTTCCGTATGGGAGTAGTACCTGACTCTGCCAGCTATGCACCACGACAACGGCAGAGCCTGTGGTAAGCATACGTCCGGTGTAGCTTTGACATAAATCCAAACAGACGGGGATGAGTGAACTGAGGTAGGTGTCTTCGAAGCTATTAAACACACGACAGTGAGCCTTCACTTCAGGGAGAGTGATGAGGCCGTCAAGTGTGGTTTGTGAAACAATCTTCTTATACATGTCAGTTAAACCTAATTGTGACTGTCAACAGTTTATGACGAACTGAGTCATCCCACAAGCGCCATTCAGTAGACCCATCAAATGTCTCTGCAAATTCTACTGGCTGGTATTCAGCGAGTAATTTTTTCTCAAGATTAGCCATCTGTTCACCGGTACCTTCGATTAGCTCTACACACCTGAATGAGAATGGTGTATCGCGTTTGAGTTTGTTGTGACGCTGCTTTGGGTTATGAGTGATACCTATCTTCATGTATCTACCGCAGCAGGAGCGAAGGACATAGAGTGAAGCTAACCTGGTTCTGTCGAAACCTGTTTTTATGCAACCAGGGCAACCTCGTCCTTTTAAATGGTTAGCAGGAGACACAACGAAATCACCGTGTTTCTCACATCTGACGGTAACTTTGTTGTGTGCACCAGAGTAGACCACCTTATCGTAATCATATGTTCTTCCATGAACCAGTCTAAACTCTTTTATTATGCTACCTGTATCTTTATTTTTACCAGCGCACATAGGGCAACCGTTACCACGCAGATGGCTGGTTGGTACTTGAGTAAACTCACCATGTTCATGGCACAGTATGATTACTTTAGACGAGTTATTTATATAAAGAACTTTTGAGTAGCAGTATTTATTTCCGTGAATTTGTCTTGCTTTGTTCACGAATGATTCTTTGTTGCTTCTCTTTGTTAAAGATATATTAATGAGACCACAATCAGGGCAACCGTGTGAACTGAGATGGTTAGCTGGGCTCTGTTCAAACACCCCGTGCTCTGGGCAGTTGATTATGAGTTTCTGATGTGTAGACCTGTAGACAGAAAAGGCGTAACCATACTTGTCACCATGAACGGCACGAGCACGATCAATAAATTCTTTGGTAGTTAACTTTTTCACGGAACAACCTCGTAGCAGGTTTCGTAGATGAAGTGCGGCAAGGTGGTCTACGTTCCACCAGTTCGACTGGCCGGTCTATCCGCACGAGTTATGATAAACCGAGGCCATAAAAAAAGCCACTCCGAAGAGTGGCTAAAATCACAGCGAGCAGAGGGATTTATTACGGACCGACAGTACCATCATTTGTGGTGGCAGCCACAATCAGGATGGCGTCGCTATTCTGAACCATCTCGAACATCTCTTTCGAGTATTTCACAACAGTACACTCGTCGACGGAGTAAGGGTCGATCAAAAGTTTGTCGATGTCACCGTCGTTGATGGCGTAGGCAGAACCCATGTCACCGAAGATGATCGGAGTGCTGTTTGCGGTCATGTCAGGCAGAGTGTCGTCGATGACAACAGGGAACCCCATGAGCATGAAGCCGCCGCCTTCACGATAGGAATTCAGGAAGATCGGCTTGTTATCACCATCACGGATTTTCTCCAGTTTTGCCTTGGTCTTCCGGTTCATGTGGAACTTGGCACGAGCCAACCACTGGGTCGGAAGGGTGTTCACCAGGTCGATCAGGAAGTTCACACGAGCAACGTCGTCTGCACCCAGGTCACCACTCACACCAGTACCGATTACAGGGTAGTAATCAGCAGGACGAGCGTTAGCGGGGTCGGCAGCCAGGGTCGGCAGCCAGGACTTACCCGTACCATCGGTGATGTCGACACGGTTGCTGGACAGGATACCACGAGCGTTCTTGCCGGTGCCGTTGCCGTACAGAACCTGAGCAGCCAGGTAGATTGCCACTTCACGACCCAACAGACGAACCAAGTCACCGTAGAGGTCCATGTCGGCACCATACATCGCTTCATCGGTGATGCGCGGCTTGGCGTTGACCTTGAACTCTTTGGATTTGACCTCTTTGTACTCTTGGGTGGTGGTTTCAGCCACGGCCACACCAGCGACGTTCTCGATACCTTCCTGAACGGACGGGTAGGTTACCAGAACCAGCTCGCGGAAATTCCGGGTCATAGACGGCTTGCGACCGACTTGAGACAGCACCGGGGAATACTCACGAGCGTACTCGATCACGTCACGAGACAGGATTTCAGCGACAGCACGACCACCTTCATCGGCGTTGGTGATGTTCAGGGTCTTGAAACGCTCGACACCTTGTTGCTCGATGAACTTGAACAGCTCAGGAGAAGTGTTGTTCTTCTTGCCTTTCAGCCACTCACCGATTACCGGCTTCAGAACGGCGTCGTGGATTGCCTGTTTCTGTTCTTGGGTGACGACAGTGATCGGCTCTTTGTGCTTGGAGCGGAGGTCACTGATCTCGTTGGCGAGGTCTTCCAGATCTTTAGCCATTTTCTTGGCTTCATCCTGGTCACCGCCTTCTTTCAGCTTGTCGAAGTCACCCTTCAACTGAATGAATTTCTCTTCTTGTGCCTTCATGGCTACAGTCAGAGTCTCATTCTCTTTCTTTTGTGCCTCGAAATTGGCGGTCGCCTTTTCGATAAGCGCTTTCAGTTCTTCCAAAGTCATATCTGACTCCTTGCTAATAAAATGGTTGTTGAATTACCTTTGCGCTTATCCAAGCGTTATCAGTGTCTCCACACGATGTGTAAATCTTATTTGAACAGCGGACTCTTTTCAAGAACACTTTTCAAATCATCCAGATCAATTTCGTCAGTCGATGGTTTGTAGTCAGCAGTGATACGTTCGATCTGGCGCTTACTCAGACCAACTGGAACACTTTCGAGCAGCAAACGGAGTTCAGCTTTGGTAACAATCTGACCTTCTGCGATACGGGTCTTGATGTCAACCAGGCGGGATTCTTCGTTACAGGCGAATGTCACAGCACTGACTTCACGAATGTCAATCTTAATCAGGTCATTACACCCGAGCTGACTATTCCATTTTTCATCGTTCACACGATAACCAATGGAGAAGCTGTCAAGTGCCTTTTCACGGTACAACTCGTAGAGTTCGTTACCACGAGGGGTATTAGCGAATTTACCTTCCAGGTAGAGACCCTTGCTGTCCTCTTCCATCTTCTCCCACATACCGACAGGAGGTTCCCATGGGTTGTGCATCCAGAAGAATTTAGGCATGGTGCCAGCAGCTTTGTGTGCTGCAACACTGTCGCGGTACGCACCATCGACAACTCGGTCAAGGGCATGGTCGATATTACCTTTCACGTTTCCATAACAGGAGAAAGTACGGTCACCACTGAGAGCCTTAAATTCAAGAACACTCAGGTCGAGAGTTTTATTGCCCATCAGGTTTGTCCTCAGTGGGTTTTATTTCGGTTGATTATTAGCGCCATAGAGGCGTTCTTGCATAGATTCTAACTCGTTCCATGACCCATAGACAACGTTGTTATTGTCGATGGCAAATACATCACCACCTTCAACCGGTTCTTCACCAAGAGCATTGCGACCCTCGTTGATGCTGTAGAGACCACCTTTTACCGCCTTCTCAACATGCTCAACCAGCCGCCACGGTGAGCCTGCATAGAAAGCGTTACGGTCGAATTCAAGCTCATATCCAGCGGGCAGTAATGGGTTCAATGCTTTCTCCACCTTCACCAGAATAGGGTTCAGTGAGTCGCGCATGTATGCCTCGTCGAGGTCAAACACATCACCAGTACCTGTATTACTGTTCGCTACGCCGACACGGTGAACAGGTACACGCATGACCCGGCAAATGCGGTTGATGGTCATTTCCCTGGCTTTCAAGAGTTCGGTTTCTGCTGGGGTTAGTTTAAAACTATGGAATTTTAAGTCTTCTTCAAAAATAGGTATTGAAGAAGTACCTTTCGGCCCACGAAGGGTTTTGATTTGTTCTTGTAATCTGGCTATTTTATTATCGTCTTTAAAACCATTTGGTGTACTCCCATACATCCGAGCAGTGATGCCGTCTGTTTGGCTCTCGAACGCAGTTTCTTCTTGAGCGGCAGCGATACCGAGCAATCGAGCATTATAAACCAGTGGGCTTATTGGGGTGTACCCGTCAAACGTAAACGACTTAATAATAAATAAGTCTTCAGTTCGATACGGGTCACCGGGCTTACCGTCGTTTGTGACGTATTGATAGTAGACGTTACCGTTGATATCCATACTCGGGTGAACATTACCTTGATACCGGAACGGGATGATACTCATCACATTACCGAGGTCATTGCGCTCAACGTAAGCATAGAAAGCACCGAACCTGTCGAGACTTACTACAAGCATCTCCATGAACGACTGAAAAGTCATGTACTCACACGGTCGTTCACAAAAGATCCGATGAACTCGACCAGAACTGAGTTCCTTTCTGCCTTTTTTAGACGTCTCGTAAAGTTTTATAGGTAACTGACCAACAGTTTCAGATTTGTCTCTCCAGCAAGCGTAAACAGCCTCTATTTTTGACGAGAGACCACCACTGCTCATACTAGCAATGTCATCGAGTGTCAGTGTTGCTCCTACACTCGCTTTTCCGAGGGCTTTACTACCCTCAGATTTCTGATTTTTCCCCCACGGCCACCATTTCATTTAGATCACCCTTGAATTTTAGATGTCAACAGTTTAGTTCTTATAGACTCATCCCACAAGCGCCATTCAGTATAACCATTG